TGGTAAATCTTGTTCCCAAACCTTTATCTCGTTAAGTGCGTCGTAGTGGATTTCTTGTAACCCACGCTTCGCATGAAATATAATATCACTTCTATCTACCGAGTTAATTACCTTGCTGTCTCCAACGTAAAAAAGTCGAAAGTTATTTACGACATCAGCCATTTTAACATACTGTTCTTCACCCCAGTACTGGCCATTTTCGTAATACGCTCTATCGTCTGCTGCTGCCATCTCTTATGAGTTTTCTTTTTGGTATTGATTAGTATCCAAACCTGTTGCTGCTTGAACAACCTCTGCGTCTCTTATTGTAACACCAGCTAATTTAAGAATCTCTAAAATAAGTTTTGGTGCATCCTCAGCGGGTACTTCAAAATCTTGGTATCCAGTTATGTTAGGATTGAATATAGGGTCTTCAGAAGCCGATATATTTTGATAAGTCCATACAGGGTCTTTAGGAACTCTTATGTAGTTAACTGTTACATCTTCTATTACATTTGTAGGGTTCATCTTATAAGAACCTTCAGACTCTGTGTATGTGGGATATAGTGAGTTTGGAGAGGTCATATTAGATGAACCAAGAAGTAAAGCTCTAGAAATAGAAACCTTTTCAGCAATCTTTCCGTCGTACTGCAAGTTAATCGCTTGGTACATATCAGAAGGTATCGGATAAACATCATTACTAATCTCAATGTCTTCTGACTTCACAAAAGCATCTATTTTTTCTTGTAACGCACTCAAGGTGTCTCCGTGCTCAGAGCTAAGTCTTCTAGCGTTTTTCATCGCTACAAGCTTGTTATATTCAGAGAAGTATAGGTTGAATACATTCATCTGAGCCTGCTTAGCGTATAAGTTAAACTGCTCAGGAGTCAAGTACCCTCTATTCTCTTTATTTAACGCAGTGAGAACAGTCTTTCTCACGTCGTCTATCATATGAACCATATCCCGTTTATTTGATACAAAAATACAAAAAAAAAGAGGATGCCTTTTGACACCCTCCTTTCACATATGCTTTGAACGTATGCTTACAATTCGTTTGCGATCTTTTGCATAACGTCAAGTCCTTCATCTGTTTTAAAGTAAGCTCCTAGAGCAGAGTAAACATTCTCACCGTAAGGTATGGTAACAATCTTCTCTTTCTTTCCAGATCCCCACTTAACAGTTCGTTGATCTTGGTCTACAGAAATAACTCCCATTTCAACCGCTCTAATAGCTAAGTTTCTAAGTTTAAGGTTCTCGTCGTTGAGTAACCCAATGAACTTATCTGGGTTGTTTTTAGCCCACATCAACATATCTCTCTTAATTTCTTTAGAGGTCATGTTATTGATACGACCTTTGATTACAGATCTTGCGATAGCTTCTAAATCTTCAATATCTAAAGACCTAGCTGCGTTCATTGCTTCAAGTTCCAACTCAACTCTGTCAAGCTCAGCTTCTGCTTGTGCTCCAGGGTCAAATTCAAAAAATATGCTACCGTTGTCTGGGTGCTTTACTAAAAAGTCTTGTAGTACTTGATCTTCTTTACGAACATCTAGTCTACCATTTCTAAATATGATAGCAGGAAGTGAAACATCACCTACTTGTTCGTCTTCAAAGATACTTGTTTGATTTGATGCATAACGAAGTGTTCTATACACTCGCATTTCTTCATCAAAATATTGTAGTGGTTTGTTGGTTGAGTGTCTTGAACGTAAGATATAGTTCACAGGTGTTAGACCATCCTTTAAGATAAACACTCTATTTTTTAGCTCAGGAAGAGCCTTTGCAATTCTTTTTGCCATTTTATTGTTATTTAATTTGATTAAAAATAAAGGTAGTAATTACCCCCGCCGTTGTGACGAGGGTAAACTACCGAGGTATATTACTTCAATAATACGAAGTTGTTAGCTCCCATAACACAAAGTGCACGCTCTGATAAGAAGTGTACTTGCATTGCATCAAGATCGCTATTGCTAGCTCCACCAGCAGATCCAACTACCCAAGACTTGTATTTACGGTCTTCAGTAGCAGAACGGCGGTACTTAACGTGTAGGAAAGGAAGAGTCGCTGACTCACCCATTACTTCGTCATATACGCTAGTTGTACCAGCTGGAGCAATTAAACCATCTACTCCACCAGCGATAGCACCAGTTGTAGCGTCGTTTAAGTATTTCCAGTCAGTCTTATAGAAATCGTATCCTAAGTTGAATCCTGAGAATCCAAGGCTAAGTGCCATGTTTTCGTCATTATCGAATAAACCGTAAGATGCAGCTCCTTGAGTTCCGTAAGTGTTTAATCCAGCTAATACAGCGTCAATCTCGAAAGATTTAGTTCTGTTAACAAACATTGCGTTCTCTTGGATAGCACCTTCTTGGTCTAGTACCTTAACGATGTTGTCGATATCGGTTTTGCTTTCGATAGATCCAGAAGCGATGTTACCACCTTGCTCTACTTGGTAGAATAAACCTTCAGTACCTTTATAGTTCTCAGTAAGAGCAGCAGATCCAGGAGCAGCAGGAACGCCCTCTACCATAGAAAGCTCTAGGTAATCTTCGAAACGCTTGCGTGTTTCAGACTCAGACTTTAGGTACCATAGGTATCCAGCGCCTTCTACTTCGATCCATCCGATTTGAGCCATGTCAGAACCAGCTACTTCATACTTATCTTTAATGATAATAGGAGTAACAGAGTGAATGTCTTTAGGAGCTTCTAGAGATCCAGACATACCATTAGTTCCTTTTCTGAACTCAGAACCGTAAACAAAACCAGAGATAGCTGTACCTGTAACAGTTAATGAAGCACCTGCATATGGAGCTACTTCAAATTCATTAGCGGTTAAGCCCTCTGCTAGTACAATACCTTTATCAGTGTTTGTACCGTCAGTTAAAATAACTGTTTGACCAGCTCTGAAAGGGTGGTTGTCTTTAGTAATTACATTTGCACTTACAGACATTCCTGTAGCAGCAATGTGAAGACGACCTTGCTCTGACCACTGGATAATATCAGAAGAGAAAGGAACTTCAGCTCCCATTCTTGATAAGAATCCAGATACAGAACGGTTACCGTACTTTGCGAACTCTTTAGCTTGAGTGTCAGGTAAGTACTGAGACGCGAATGCGAATGTGTCTCCAACGTAGTTTCCTGGTAGGGCTACTTTGTTTGGTGACGGAGTTAATGAAGCAGCGTATGCATCATTATTAGGTGGGTTGTTTGATAAACTAATTGCCATTTTTTATGTTTTTTAGCGTTGTTTAAAATTTTAGTTTAAATTCGCTACTTGAATCATTCACCAACCTGATTTTCGGAACTCCTGTCTCAACACCCTTATTATCCCGAACAGACATATCAATGTTCTTCGTTTCTTTAACGATTCCATCGGTTGCGTCTGCTCTACCCTGCTCATAGAAATATTTAGCCATGGCGTCTGCATTAGTCGCAGCGAATAGAGCTTTGTGATATGAGGTGGCATCTTTTATGATACCATTCTCATCCAAGTGTTGAGCAAAGAAATTAGAAATATCAGACTGAAACTCTTTGACTTTGTTTACATCCTTCGGGACAAACGCTTGTTTCTTTTCTCCGAGATCGAATTCAAAACCTTTGAACTCTTCATTGAATAGACTGCTTGTCTTTTCAGCGAAAACTTTAGCCCTTTGATCAGCTAGTTCCTTTTCCTTTTGCGAACTTTGTTTATAGTCATTGTAAAACTCATAAGCCTCTTTTACATCTTCAGGAAGGTCAGCAGAACTTGACTCAAGTGGTGCCTTATACCTTTCCTTCAAATCATTGAAGTGGTTTCGAGCTTTATACAACTCATCTTTTAATGCTACCTTCTTTTCTCTAATCTCATCATCCTCTGCGTAATCCTCATCGTAAGAGAAATTCTTATTGATAAGGAAATCAATATCCTCATCGTCTAAGTGTGGCTTAGTTTCTTTGTAGTACTGTCGTAACACGTTAGTGTCTTCAACTGAGTTCCAGTCTTTTTGTAGGTTTAAGTAATCCTCAAAACCACGTCCTGTCTCTTTTTTGTACTCTAAAAACTTAGCTACATCTTCAGGTAGCTCTTCAGTATTTGTCTGAACTTTTACTTCTTCGAGCTCTTTGATTCTGGCGTAAAGTGAATCTACGTCAACCTCTGGCTCCTGTGCTGTAACAACAGGTTCTTCTTGTGGTGCTTCCTCCACTACTTCTGGCTCAGAAACTTCTTCTTGAACCTCTGTATTTACATCCTCAGTCAGCTCTTCAGTTACTTCTTCTTGAGCTTCAACCTCTGGCTGTTCTGGCTCAATAGCGTTTCCGTTATCGTCCAGTACTTTAAAATTCCATTCCATATTATATTAGATTTGGCACAAAGATACGAAAACCTTAAATATCCATTAAACCTTCAAGTCCAGAGCCTAGTGAGTCCTGTCCATCAAAGTCTATTGGGTCTAAGTCTTGGTTTCTTTGCTGAATTAATTTAGATTGTTGGGTTGCTTGCTTAGCAGTTCTTTGATCTTTACGATCTTCTTTGTATTTCTCCTTATCCATCTGTCCTTGTACTTCAGCCATCTTTATTTGGCTGTCCATACTCTTCTGCATTTGAATAAGTTGTGACTTCAATTGAAACTCCATCTGCATTCTCTGTAACTCGTACTGAGCCTCTAACTCTTTTAGTTTGGCCTTAACCTCACCTTCAGTCATTATAGTCTGTTGCTTACCTTGTTCAGCGGTCATAGCTGCTTGTTGGTTTGCTTCAGCTTGCAATGCAATATTCTCTTGTTGTCTCTTGTTATCTAACTTCTCTTTTCTTTGCTTTCTAACCTTAAGAAGTTGAGAAGCAATCTTGGTGTTTTTGATAGACCTAACATCAATAGCGTCGTCAATATCAATCTTTCCATTAGCTAAAGCTACTTGAATGTTTTGTTCTAAAACAGCCTTCTCTTCTTCGTCTGGATGCAACTCAATATATATACCAAAGTCATGTAGGTGTAGTTCAGAAATTTCTTTTAATATCTCTAAACTAGCTCTACCAATGTTTTTAGCAAAGTCCTCTGCCATATCAGAGTACTCCAACATGTCAGATATTCTATAACTGATACACTCAGCAACACGTTGAGTAACAAATAGTCCAGACTTTAAGATATGTCTTGTAGCTGTATTTGAGTTTAGTGCTGCTAGTTTTTGTACACCCACCAAAGAGTTTGAATCTGGCATACTACCGTCTCTAGCCTCATTAAGACCTGTTACAGACCTAATCATATTTAGGTTGTAGTTGTACATACTAATAAGCGAACTAATCTTACCGTTTGCTCCAGAAGAAGTTAGCTCTTGTACTGGCACTTTACCGTGGTTGTACTCACCATCTTCAGTATAGCTACGACCAATAACCGATCCTGTTTGGAAGTAAAGGTTAAGCGCTTCTTGAGGTGTATACGAAGCTCCGTTACCCAAGTTAATAGATGACAGACCATCAATATCTAAGTACACACCATCAGGTATCATCTTAGAGGTTACTTGCTGAAGCTTTAGGTGAACCATTTGGATCTGGTCAGCAAAAGGAATCATTCGTTTTACCAAAGAGTCAATCTGTCCTCTATACATTTTAGGAGCAGATACAATATATGGTGCATGAACTTTTTCGATGGCTGACTTTGGTCTAACCATATTTTTCATAAGATCCCACTTAAGAATCTTATCTGTACCAAGAACTAGTACACCCTCATACCAAACGTCAATACGCTTTGATAGTACCTCAAACTTTTCGTTCTCTGGCGGGTTGAATGAATCATCCTTTTTGATTACTTTATCAGTCCCAACTGGAGTAACCTTTTTCTTGTATACAATATTCTTATCTGTCTTATAACAGAAGTAAAGTAAGTTTACCGTGTTCTTATCAAACTCAGAGTTAGATGCACTAAACTCTTTTCTTAGGTTTTGATAGTAGTCCCACTTAGACGCTGTCTTAGCAATATCTCTTAGATCATCAGTACTTAGTGATGGATCGAGTTTTT